CAAGGACCTGGATGGCGAGCCAGTCGCCGGTGCGCTGGTTGGTATCGCCCATGTAGGCGCCGCCAGAGAGGCCATTGGTAATTTTGCTGTTAGGGAATCCCATGGTTTTCCGTGTCAGTAAGGCCCGACGTTGGCGGTCCATCGGCGGACTTGGCGTTGTTGAAGGGTGAATTTCTCGGTCTCCTTGACGAGACTTAGCTCGGCCCTGCCATACATGACCTGGGCTTTGTCGAGCTGTCCGTCTTCGGTCAAGAGGTCGCCGGTCAAAGAGAACTTGCAGTAGTCGGCAAGGATCTGCGGGACGGTCTGCGCGAGGGCCGTGGCGAGGACGGGCGAAACAACAAGGCCGTTGGGGTCGCGGGGCTCGGCCGCCGGGGTCAGCCGGAAGCGGACGTAGATGGTGTCAGGGCAGTCGCTCGGCAGGCGGATCTTGTCGAGATCGAGGGAGAAATGGATCTCACGGGGCGAGGCGTGTGTGTTCGGATTGTCCTGGTAGACCGAGAAAACGTCACCAATCACCGTAGGTGTCGGGCTGCCGGTTTGCTCAAGATCAAGATAGATGTCCTCGTCCACGCCGGTCTGCACCGTACGTTCTTCCGTGCGGCACAAATCCGGCCAATCGTAGAACTCCCAGGCGGCGCGGAGGTGGCTGGCGAGATTGTCCACCATGATCGTCTCGGTGGTCGTCGGCAAATTTTCGATACTGCTCCCATCCAACCCAGCGCGGCTCGCCGCGTTGGCCACGATGCTGGAGACGGTCACGGTTTTCATGGCGCGGTCTGCATCATCTGGCCTTGCAGCGCGGGGACGGCGCCGACCCGGCCGATCTGGGCGTTTTGGGTTTGCTGCACTTGGAAGGCGAAGGCTTTCAAGCGGGCTTCGATCATGGAGCGGAATATTTCGTCCGACTGAAATCGCTGGGCGACGGCGGGGTTGGCCTGGACAATCCCCTGGAGGACTTGGGTGCGGAGCTGGGCGTTCATGCCCTCGGTCGGCAAGGGCGGCTCGGTCCCCGCGGCGATCTTGGTGTAGGCGAGCTGCTCGTCTTCGGCCTCCTGGGCGGTGGCGACTTCCTGCGGGCGCACGATCTTCTGAGCCAGCGACGGGTCGATGGCATTCATCACGAATTGGACGAGGCCGGCACGGTCAATCGTGCCGGCCACGTCGAGGGGAACAGCCAGGCGGGTGATCGCGTCGAGGCGCTTGGCCAGCAGCTCAACGTCCAGATCCCGGACGTCGTATTCCGCGACCAAATCAAAACGCCCCTGGATGCCCTCGCGGGTCAGTTGGAAGGGCGCGGGCATGGCGCCGGCCACGCGGAAGAATTCGATATCCGTGATGTATTGCTGCATCAAGGCAAAGGCCTGGGCGACCATGGCCTTGCAGCTGCGGAGCCAGCGGTCGACCTGCGTCTGCTGCTGCAGCATGGTAAGCGGCTGCGGCACGCTGTTGGCGAACCGGCCGAAGTATTGGTCGACGTCGGCCCGGGTGCTGGCCTCGATCTCGATCGTTCCCTGGTCAAAGCGCGGTGGCTCCATCCAGCCGAATTCATTGGGCCGCCGCTCGGGGATCTGGGCGCCAGGGCCGAAGACGAGATTTACTTTTCCTCTATTGCTCGGCACGCGAATTGGGGGAAGCACGGCGATACTGGAACGGTCGGATCGGAAATCCCGCTGCGTCTTGATCTCGAGCTGTTGGGACTCGACCAGCTCGGGGACGCCGCGGCTCTCCAGAATGTTGCGGCTGACGCGCTCGCGGCAGAATTCGACGAAGGGGTATTGCTGGTGATGATACGGGAGCAGCTCGGAGAGCCCGGTCACGTTCGAGACGCTCTCGTGCAGGACGCTGTAGGTGATCCGGGTGGTCTGGTCTTTGTTGTGCTGCTTCTCGTAGTAGTGCCAGAGCTCGATCATCTCCCGCTCCGTATCGAGGTTGATCAGCTCTTGCCGGTAGTAATTGCGGATCGGCCGGCGGTAGGCGCCTTTGTGCTTGAGGGCAGACTCGACGAATTCCTCGTCGTAGCCGGCCGTGACGATGCGCTCGCGCAGCTCGGTTTCGCTCACCACTTCGCGCCAGGCGACGAAGCGGGCGCGTTGCAGGTCGCCGGTTTGGGCGGGGAAGTAAATGTCCTCCCATGGCTCGAGGGCGACAAACTCCGGGCGGTTCTCAAAGATATACGGGTTGTCGTATTCGGCCGAGCCGGTGTTGCGCAGGTCGCGGATCACGCTCACCTTGGCCGCGGCCGGGCTGACCAGATCCTTGAGCATACGCACGGCGTCCGCTTCCTGCAGGGGATCGAGGATGCTCTCGAGCAGGATCTGGATCATGGGGTCGCCGGTTTCGGCCAGCATGGCTTGAAATTCGTCCAGGCTGATCGTCTTGCGCTCGGTGCGGGTCGTCCGGCGCCAGTTGATCGCCATGATGCCGAGCCCATACATCTCCTGGTATTGGGCGACCAACTCGATCTCGCGCCTCAGGTCGTCGGCGGCGTGCTGGAAAAGCATCCAACGCAGGGCGGTTTCCGCGGCAACCTTCGAGGCGGCGTCACCTGTCTCGATCGGTTGGAGCTGGAGCTTGCTGCGGAAGAAGGCGTTGGAAAGCAGGGAGACATTCTCGTTGACGATCTGGTCGGCCAGGCGCACGCGGGCATCCGAGGCGCCTTCCCAGGGGAAAGCCTGCCGGCCGAGGGCTTGCGACTTCTTGCGGCCGCTCGGGTCTTGTCCGTTCCAGAGAGCGTGCCGGGTTTCGTAATTCCTCTGCTTCTTGTCCAGGTAGCCGCCGACATCGGACTCGGCCTCTTGGATGTTGAGCAGGTAGCCGCGGATCGTTTCGACGTCGGGGGCGCCGAGGACTGCCGACGTGTCGTAGCCGGACGCCATCATCACGCGGATTGCCAAACGGCCGGCGGGCAGATGCCGGTGTTTTCACTGGGGTTGCAGTCGAGGCCGGCGAAGCTGACTCGAGTTTTGCTGGATGTTGACTGGACCCGACATTCCGGGTTGTCGCGCAGCAGGCTCTTCCACCAATCCTTCTGGCGCGTGATGCCGGGGTGGCGGCGCTCCCAGTCGATGAAGCTGAAGGCGTCGATACTGGCGACGTGCTGCCCTACCCCTTCGATGTGGGCGTGCTCGATGCGTGCATTGGCCGCGGCGATACGGAGCTGGCGGGCCTTGGCATTGACTGCTTGGGCATACCAACCGCGGCAAAGCTCCTCTTTCACAAGGGAGCCGAGTTCACCGTCAAGAGAGTCGAGCATATTAAAAAATGAACGCTGAGAGTGAAACCTGTGGTGAGGTGCCAGTGCTCAGCATTCCTTTGGTAAATTTGCGGGCCCGGCCGGGATCAATCCCATTCCCATGTCCGTTGCAAACAAGCTGCTCCGGCCGGGCCGCAAATGTGTCTCGCTACTTCATCGGTTAGGTCAGCGTGTCGAGCTGAGCGACTTCCAGGAAGATGTGAATCTCCCCGGCGTCGAGCTCGGCCAGGTCATACGCCGCCATGGAGGCGAAGTTGGCGACGATGGCGGTGGCCCCAACGTAGGCGAACGGGATGGTCGAAGCATGGGCCTTGGCCAGCACCTCGGAGGCGTTGTTCAGGTTGACCTGCTGCGATGCGATCACGCGGTCCGTGTCGCCAGAATCGCCGACGATAAGGACGTTGTTGTTGTAGGCCGCCGTGCCGGTCTTCTCGAAGGGTGTCTTCAAGTAGGTGGCGGCGGACTTCACAACCGAGTTGGCCGGCAGGGTGATCAGGGTGATGTCCTGCGCGGTGTTGTCGGCCGATGTCGTCAGGTCGGTATGATCGATGACGAAGCGGTAGTTGTAACCACGAGGGGACTCGTGGAGTGAGCGGAATGCGTTGGTTGTCATAATGCTGATTTCCTTGGGTTAGTGATTAATCCGCGGTGCTGGCGATTTTGCCGAACATCAGGGGGTTATCGACCTGGAGGCCGGCAATGGTGTCAACGATGCCGCGGGGACCGCCACCTTCGTCGTCGAGGGGCATGTAGCGCGGGCGCCGGTTGTAGCGAATGTGCACCGCATCCATGTCCAGGATGTAACCACGGCGCAGCTGCGAAGCGGCGACCTGGTCCTTAGCCAGAAATAGGGATGGGGTCAACACGAGCTCGCCGAAGTCACCGACAAAAAGATCGACCTTGGCGTAGTATGACGCGTCGGCGGAGTCTTGGTTGAAGAGACGCACGGAGCTGCCGGTGTTGGCGCTGCCAAACTGGGTCTGTTGAAAACCCGTGAAACGGCGCTTGAGGGTGGGTCCGCAGAGGAGCGTGTAGCTCTTCACCTTGCCGGTCTGCTCGTAAAGCGACTGGAGCAGCGCCTGGATGGTGCTGTCGGTGATGCTATTCGTTCCGGTCGTGCTGATCGAGGCGGCCGGGGTGCGATAGGCTGCGGGGACGGCTGTAGCCGAATCCGATTGCACAGAGTTGGAAATCCAACTGCCCAATCCACGCGTGGTGAACGGGGTTACGCCGGATTGTTCCGTGCTGTCGCGGTCGGAGCAGAACACACTCTCCAAATCGCGGGCGATTTCCTGGAGGCTCTTCGTGACGGCTCTCGCCATCTCACGCTTGCGTCCGATGCCGGCGACGTCAGAAACTGACTCGGCGAGATCGTCGATTTTGGGCAGCCTGCGCAGCTTTTGAATCCGGCCGTAGAGACGCTGGCGTCCGGCGGCGGGATTGCTGAAGGTTGTCGCGTCAGCGTTGGAGAGCACGCCGGTGAGGACGGGCTCTTCGAGGTTGTCGACCAGCCAGCTGAAAAGCGGGTTGGTGGGGTCTTTGGATTTGCGGGCCATCGAGAGCAACGGGGTGCTCTTTTGGTCTGCAACTGCGATTAAATCGGCCAGGTCCTCCCTGGCGCCGACTTGATTTTGAATTAAAAGCTCAGCCACTGTAGTTGGTTTTCTAAATATTGGTTTCGAAGTTTGGGCGGAAGATCATCACACGATGGCTTCCATGAATGCTTCGAGGGCGCCGCGATCGCCTCGACCCTTGAGCGCGGCTTCGGCCTTCTGCCGCAACGACGCGCCCGGTGAGGATACCTTCGGGCTGGCCGACGGGTTCGGGGTGTTCGGAATTCGATCCGAGCCCGACGCGCTGGCCGGTGCTGGCTTACTGGACTTGCCGGCCGATGCTCGCTTTTGCATCTGCTCGACCCTGGCCATGCGAAGTCGCTGCCCTTCAAACGCGTCGCCCACCACCAGCTCCCAGCCGGGAATCTTGGTAATGAACGGGTATTGCTTCAGCGTAGCGGTGAGGAAGTTGTGGGCCGTCGTGCCGGTCTTGAAAAAGTCCGGGTAGAAGGTTTGGGCTTCCGGCAAGGTTTGGGCTCGAACTGACAGGTATTCCTGCTGCTTCGGCCCGGCCTTGATTAACGACTTGGCGTTTTGGCGGATCTGTTTGACCGCGTCGGCATCGTAGAATTTCTCCTCGCCGTTTACGGTTACTGTTCCGCCATCGCGGTTGTCGTCGGTCCAATCAAGGACCGCCTGCGCTTTGGCAATCTCCGCCTCGAGGGCGGTGACGTCTGAGAAGGCACTGAGCGGATTCTCCGGGTCCATGGTGACGATGGGAGGCTTGGCCGCGGCGGTCGCCGTGGCGGCTTCGAGCTCGGCCTTGATTGCGTCGAGCTGCTCGCGCAATTCGTGCTTCTCAGCCGTAAGCCGGTCGATTCGCTTTTGGACTTTGTCCGGGGCGGGCTTATCGGCCGCCGCGTCCTGGTCCTTGGGCTCGGGTTCCTCGCCGGTTGTTTCCTCCGGGTCGTCCTCCGTCGTGGGCTCTTCGTCGTTCTGGTCCTGCGCCGCGTCCGTTGCCGGATCTGGCTCGGTGGATTCGTCAGCTGCTGCTTCGTTTGGCTCGGTCGTCTCTTCGTCGGGTTTGGCTTCGGTGGCGGCCGGCTTGAGTTGAATCCCAAGGTTGGCTGCGACTTCGGCGAAATCGACGTCACTGACGTCCGCTCCGGTAGTAGGTAGCACCTGCTGTGGTGTATCCATTGACATGGTTTTTAAGCGTCCAAGAACGCGGCAGCATTGGGGTGGCCGGCGCCGTGATCGGTGCCGTGCGTGCGTCGCTCAATGCAGAATGCGGGTCGCATGCATTGGGAATTACGGGCGACTGCCGCGGAATGATAGAGCCTGCCGTCGGAAGCAACGCCAAAGCGCATGAAGTAGCGCGAAAAAGCGTCTTAAATTACTTATCCGCCGACCCTGACGTGCTTAATAAATGCGTTTCTTTCGACACGTTTCGTGGACGTGTCTAAAGCACCGACATATCACAACGCTTTCTGCAGATAAACCGCACTGCCCCCACCCCACTTGGTCGCGGGGACGTAGAAACGGAAGCCGCAATTCACCAGGCTATTGATCGAGGCGACGTTGTAGGTCATGCAATAGGTGACCAGCTCGTTGACCGCGAGCTGCCGGGCAGCGGCGACGCGGGCGCGGATGAGTCGCTTTTGCAGTCCGCGGCCGCGGTGCCCGGGCACCACGCCGGCCCGATTGAGGAAGGCGAGGCCCTGGTTGCGCGGGTCTTTGCACAGACGCATTCCGGCATAGGCGACGGGTGTTTTGCCGCACCAGGCGATCCACCAGAGGCCGCCGTCGGGATTGACCCGGTCGTCGCTCGGGAAACAGATTTCATCCAAGGCCATCACGGCGACGGGGAGATCCGCCAGGGCGATGCGGTAGCCCTTCACTTCGTCAGGAGTCGGTAGTGCGGGGTCTTGCGCACCACTTGCTCGAGTTGGATGGCAAAGTCTTTGCGCTCGGCTTCGCCGTTTTTGACCATGTTGCGAATGCGCTGGCTGACGGTGAATGGAGCCTTGCCCGATTTATGGGCCAGGTCGGAAACCGTGAACCAGCCGGGCGGAATAACGTCCGGCGTGACCGTGGGCTTGACCATCTCGCGGCAGAAGGCCTCGAGCGAGGCTTCGATCTGCTCGGCCGTGATCTTCGTCTTCTTGGTCATATCCGGGTGATTTGCGGGGCCGGCGGATTATAAAATATGTGGTGCGGGGTGGGCAGTTCGCCTTCGGGCTTCCCTCGCCAATCCAGAATAAGAATGCTTGGCCGCGGGACGGAGTCGGGGACGACTTTGTGTCCGTGCCGGGTTAAGAATTGCCAGCCGCCGGTCACGCCGATCAGCCCGGAGCCGTCGCTATAGACGCCGCCGCAATGCCGATGGCCGCGGAGATAGACTTGGGCGATGGGATGGCCGGCGCGGACGCTGTTAAGACGGGCGTTACCCAGGGTGATGGAAAGTGCGGAGGCCTCGAGGTAGGCGCGGCTGGTCGCGCCAATATGGTGCGTCGCGTCGACCGCGCAGCCGTGAATGTTGATCAGCCACTTCTCGCGGGCAGCGCCGTCCTTGGCGCCGATGAGTTGAGCCAAGTAGGTTTCGACGTTGTGCGTATGGCATTCGGTCCCCTTTGTCACAAAGGTGGCGGCCGCCTTCGAGGTGAGCGGCTTGAGGGCCTCGGCCGCCATGGCGCAATGGTTTTCGATCAACGAGGCGACGACTTCCGGGGACCGGTGATGAATGCCTTCGGTGCTGTCGCCGTTTACTAATACGGCGTAGGGATCGCGGCCGGCGATCGTGGCGACTTGGCCCAGGGCATCCTGCCAGCATTCCCATAGCCAGGCTTGGTGGTGGTTCGAGCCAAAGTTGATCGTGTTGCCGGCCAGGTTCTCCGAGTCCGGCGGCATCAAGCCGACGGACGATCCGCAATGAAGGTCGGAGCAAACGACCAGGATGGACGTCTTGGCCGCCGCGGCTTTCTTTATCCGGCGGGCCATGGAATTGGGGAAGGCGCAGAGGGTTGATGCGGACCGCTTACCTGCGCTTCCCGTAGCACAGAGGAAGGAACATAGCCGTCCTGGGAATAAATGCGGCTCGCATTGGCTACGCCATGCTTTGCAGTATTTTTGACGTGGTGCCTTTCATCCATGCGGGGCGAGAGATGGGGCGGGGCCCGGTGATTTGCCAGCGCCGGCCGTCGGAACAAACGCCAAAGGACGCCAAGAAACGCCAAAAAGCGTCAGACTTTACAGGTGCTTGGCCATGGCCTCGCTGCGCTTTTGCTCGAGGTCGTCGTAGAACTCGACCAGGGCGCCGAGCTGGCCGGCGGCGTGCGCTTGGTAGCCAGGCTCTTTCGCCGTGGCCATGGCGCTGGCCAGGGCGGTCGCGTCGGCAATGCGGTCCTGCAGCGCGGACATGACGGCGATCCACACCGGCGAAGGATTCTCGCGGGTGAAGGCTAGCGCCTCGCCGGGGTCGAAGTCGGCCGGCACGGGGTAGAGATCGAGCGGCGCCCGGCGCCAGCGTCGGAAGAGACGGCGGAGCAGATTTCTCATTTCGGGCTGAAGGCGCCGATGCCCTTCTTCATCTGGTTGTAGATTTTCGGGCTGACAGTGCTCTTGCTTTTCGGCCGGCTGGTGCCGGCTTTCTTGCGAGCGTTTATGTTGGCATAGAGGCCGGGTTTTTTCTTGTTCATAGGTTTACCATTTCACTTTGTTGGCCCAATAGGCCGAGGACATTTTGCCCTTGGCGATATTGGAGGCATGTCGGGCTTTGAATGCTTTGTTCCGTTTCGTGCCCGACGGGCTGCCAATGACGCCCTGTTGTCCGAACCGGATAATTTTCTCTTTCCCACCGGCGCAGGCCTTGACCACATGCGACTTCGTCGCGTGGCCGGGCGTGCGCTTGGGGGCGTTGCACTTCATCTGAGATTTTTTGATCATAGCGTTCCCTCCAAGTGCAGGGCTTTGATCACGTCGGAGCGGCGAAACCATTTCTTCTTAATGCCCTTGAGTTTGACCGGTTGGAGGAGCTTGGCTTCGATCCATTTGCGGTAGGTCGCATCGGTAATCTGAAGCCATTCGAGCAGGTCGCCGCGGTTAAGGAGTTGTTTGGTCATAAGTAAGTATTCAGTTTTCGGTGTTCAGTGTTTGGAGTTTGGGGAGTCAGTAGGAGCCGGCGGGTTTTACTTCGAGATCCTTGGTCGAGACATACGCGGCGCCGCTGAGAACCAGGTAGCGCAGGCAGTCGATGGCATCTTTGGTCCCGGCGGTCTTGGTATTGCCGGTTCCGGTGTGTTGGCTGAGCGCGAAAATCACGTTCTTGCAGTTGCTGCTTACGTAGAGCTTCGGCTGGTTGAGTGCATTGATGTCTTCTGGATTTCCGTCGTAGCTGAGCATGTCGATGATCATGGTCACGCCTTCGGCAATGGCGTCTCCGGGCGCGGCCGTGAAGTGCAGGCCGATCTCGGCACATTCTTCGATGAGCGTGGTGGCGCCTTCCCGGGAGACGGTGGCCGCATTGCCGTAGCGCGAATCCATCGTGCGCTCAAAGATGCTATAGTCGTCGGCCGCGGCCGCGTGCCGGGCTTCGATGTTCTCGATCTCGAGTTTGTAATGGCTGAGCCCAAAGCCGAACGATCGTTGCGCGTCACCGGCTACGCCGTCGGGATTGTTGCCGCCGGTCACGGCCCAGGGCCCGGGTAGGCCGACGCCGGGCACTTCGCGCACTTGTGAGGGCCACTCGTCGTAGATAAAGCACCGGCCCGTTTCGTCAAACCGGGCCCAAAGCATGAACCAGTTTCGCCCGGAGCACGGGTCGACGACGTGGTAGTTGACGCCACGGCGCGGGATGAGCTCGGGCGCGATGACGTGGACGCGGGCGTCGAACTTGGCAAACATATTGGCCGCCTTTTTTGTCGGCACTCCGTAGGCCCGCATCAGGACGCGGTCTTTGGGCGACTTGAGCAGCTCGGTCTTCATCGCCTCGTAGTTGCCGAAGGGGTTGTCCTGGGTATGGAAGTAGACCACCCGGGCCGTGGGCTTGACGCATTGCTGCACCCGTGGCACGCGCATCGGTTGGCCTTTCTTGTCCTTAACCAGCTCCGCGATCGTGTCCTCGAGAGTCACGGCGCCGGCCAGGTATTCGGCGACCGTGTCGGTATAGCCAAGGATCGGGGTGAAACCGACCGCCAGCTCGCCGTTGCGGGTGATTAACCGGAAGCGCAATGCCTCGATCCACTCGGGATTTACCAATTCATCAGCCCAGCAGTAGTTCAGCTCGGCACCTTCTATGGCTTTCACGTCCATAGAGTAAAAGTTGAACCAGCACTGACTGCCATTCCCGAGGACAAACGAGTTTTCTGTGAACCCCCCCTTTTGTGAGTAGGTCACATTGGTCGTGACTCCGCGGCGTAGTTTTCCGGTGGCCGCGGGCTTCCATTCCGCAGGTAAATAATCCCAAATGTAAGGTTGTTGGTTCTGAATGCTGGAGGCTTCGGTCGATTGCAGGCACCAGACTTTGGCCCCGGGAGTATTGACCAATACTTCGACGGCCCGGCGAGCCAGGTAGCGCGATTTCGAGGCGCGGTTGCCGCCCAGGATCAGCAGCTCGGTCACCCCTTTGGGGAATTTCTCGCGCAATTCGGCAAATTGCCGGTCGGCCGTTTGCCAAATCGGGATGACGTAGCCGTAGCGATACGGATCGTCTTGCTCCTGGCGAATGCGTTCCTCAAAGATCCGGTGAAATTCGGCGAATTGTTCGGCGCTGAGCCACCGCACGCCATCCGCAAACCGCGCCTTGATGTTGCCCGCGCTGTCGCGGCCAAGCAACTCGGGCGGCTTATGGATGACGTGGTCGGTGAAGATCATTGCCAAGATCCGGGTCGCTTCCTTACCACGGGTCCTCGTTGCCGGCCGCCGTCGAGGTTTCCTCGATCAGCTTGGGTTGGTCTTCTTTGGGTTTGATGAATCCGCCAATGAATTTGACGTCAGATTTGCTCACGCGCTTCCACGCGCTCAGCCGGTATTCTTTGATTGTCCCGTCAGGCATTTCGAGCATCGCGCTTCCGGTGTAGTCCGGTTGCGTGTCGTTGGCCTTGCGGGTGTTCTGGAACAATGTCCAGGTGTTGGGTTTAGGTTGGTATGTTGACATAAAGAATTATTCGCAGGAGTAGGTGTCGCGCTGACGTTGGATGCCGGTGGGCCAATGCGGGGTAGTGAAGCTGGTGTCGGCGAAGAGGACGTAGTCGGTCGGCTGGATGGTCAAGCGGCCGTTGTCCAGGGCGATAAAGGTGAATTCTTTGTTCTGGCTGGGCTCGGCGCTAAAGCCGTCGTTGAGCGGGGCGACGCTGAAGAGGTAGTTGCCGTTTTGCTCGTCTTTGTTTTCATAGCGGGCGCAGACTCGTTGCTCGGCCAGATACGGGTAGCAGTTGGCGCTCCACTCCCAGCCGTAGCAGTCCCACCGCTGCGCGGCGGTGATCGGCCAATGGGGCTCGGGATCAGGACAGAAGGCCAGGGCATGCGGCGGGAGATTCCGGTAGCAGGCGCCGCACTCGAGGACGACGGTGCATCCCCAGGCGCGGCCGGGCCAGCTGGCCAGGGCAAACCAGACGGCGCGGAGGAATCCGCGGGATTCTTTGTAAATGAAGGCGCTGTCGATCCAGATGTAACGATGGCGCGGGAGAGGTCCGGTGAAGGAGTTCATAAAGGTCTTAGACGGGCCATTTGATGCCTTGGGCGTAGGGAGCGATGGCGGGGCGGTTGAGAAAGGCGGTGCCGTCGCGGGCGATGCGGTCGCGCTCGGCGGGATCGGCCGTGCCGCGGGCGCTGAAGCTGGGCTCTTTGGCCCGGGTGGTGAAGGCGGCGTAGGGCCCTGGGACGTAGACGCCGCCGGCGCGTAGGGCGGCCAGCATGTAGCCCCAGACGTCGGACAAATAGCCGGTGGCGGCGTAGCCTTCGCGTTGCAGCCAGACCAACAGGTCATGACGGATCAGGCTGGCAACGCCACACTCGGGCCGAACGCTTTTGTGGGCGATGTAAGCGCGGTAATTTTCGGGCGGGAGATGAACCATGACGGGACTGTAGCGCACGGTGCGCAAGAGCTGCGGGGGGTCCTGGCTGTCGACGTGGTCAAAATCAGCAAAGATGGCACCGGGATTCTCGCCTTGGGCGTGAAGGTAGCCGCGACGAAGGGCGGCGATGCAACCGGGATAGAGGTAGTCGTCGGCGCCGATGCCGAGGACGTAGTCGGTCTGAATGCTTTCGATGATCGGCTCGAGGGCGCGGAGGTGATCGGCGCTTTTTGCAGGATGGCGGTGGACGGTAATGCCAGGATATTCGCTGGCGATCTCGTAGCTGCCGTCGGTGCTGTGGTCGTCGATGATCACAAACTGGTCGGCACCCTGGCCGGCGGTGGATTCGATGGCGCGGCGGAGGGTATCGGCGCGGTTCCAGACGGGCATGATGATCGTGATGTTCATGGCAGGGTGTAATCGTGGATGCCGATGTGTTTTAGGCGGATGTCGCGGTGGGCGTGGACGGGGATGCCGGCTTGCCAGGCGAGATAGCAAAAGGCCCAGTCTTCGGAGAGGTAGCGGCCGTCGCGGAGGCCGGCGGGAAACCAGTGGGTCCAGCCAGGACCTTCGGTCGGGAGGTCGGCGGTCATTTGCATGAGGGGGCGCATGGATTCCAGGGCACGCCGGGTGACGCGCAAAAAACCGGTGCCGATGGCGTCGACGGCGACGATGGGGCCACGGGCGGCCGTGGGGATGAGCCGGCCGTGGCAGGGGCGACGGCTGGCGTGGCGTAAGGGATAGAGTCCGCCGACGATGTCGTGCTCGGTTTGGCAAATGGTGTCGAAATCGCTCCCGGTGAAAGCAATGTCGTCGTCGATCCAGAGGAAGGCGGGCGCGTCAGTCTGGGCCAGGACGCGGTCGAGGAGTTTGCTGCGGCCGCGGGCGATGTCGGATTCATGGTCGAGGTGGCACCAGCCGGCAAAATGCGGGCTCTGCATGGCGGCCATGAGGCCGGCGACGTAGCCGCCGCAATAGGTGTCGTTGCGGGAGCAGGTGAGGATCAGGGTTTTCATTCGATGTGTTCGATCTGGTCGAAGAGTTGCAGGACGTCGTCCAAGGCCCGGACCATGCCGGACTGGACGCTGCACATTTTTTCGTGAAGGTCAGCCCGGCGGACGTCGTTCGCCGTGCGGGCCTGGTCGGTGCTCTGCTTGTGCGCAGCGTAGCGGTCGACGGCCCGGCTGCGCAGCTGGTGGACGCCGGCACGGGCCAGGCTGGCTTGTTTACCAAGGCGTTCGTTGTGATCGCGCTCGATCTGCCAGCGGCGGGACCAGCTTTCAGGGGTGTTAATTTCAGCGTTCATGCGCGTGATAATTTCTTGGTGGCTCATGAGTTAATCTCCGTCTTTGTCGTTGAAGTTTTTGGGTTGGTAGGTTGCTTTGGTTGGAGTTTGGCGGTGCTCGGTTTTGTTCGAGTAAAGTTCTTCCGTGCTGTTTTTGAATTTGGTGATCTCGGCGTCAAAGAGGAGTTCGATGCGGCCGACCGGGCCGTTGCGCTGCTTGGCCAGGATTAAGACGGCTTTGCCTTTGTCTTCCGCGTTGTGCGTTACCCGCTCCGGGCGATGCAGCAAGGCAACAACATCCGCGTCTTGCTCGATGCTGCCGCTTTCCCGCAGGTGGCTCAGCTTGGGCTCGGCGCGTTCTTCCGCGTCGCGGTTTAATTGAGATAGGGCGATGACGGGCACACCGAGCTCCATGGCCGTCGCCTTGAGCCCGGAGCTGATCTCGTCAATCTCGAGGCGGCGGTCGGCCTGGGCGCGTTTGCTCGCGCCTTTCATCAGCTGCAAATAATCGACGATGAGAAGTTTGACGCCGTGCTTGGCGACAGCGCGGCGGGCTCGGGCCCGGAAGGCCGCAATACTTAGCGCAGGCGTTTCGTCAATGTATAGCGGGGCCTGGCTGATCTCGTCGTGTTTGGCCCCGAGGTTTTGCACGTCTTGCTTCGACATGAAGCCGTCGCGGATGCGTTGGAGCTTGACGCCGGCTTGGGTGCAAAGCACTCGCTCCATCAAGTCGGCGCCGCCCATCTCCAAACTGAACAGCGCGGTGGGCACTTTGTCGGCCAGGCAGGCATGCTCGGCGATGTTGGTCGCAAAGGCGCTTTTGCCCATGCTCGGGCGGGCGGCGATGATAATCAGCTGAGCCGGCTTTAGGCCGCTGGTCATGCGGTCAAAGTCGTGGAATCCGGTGGCAATGCCGATCGGCTTGCCGCGCTTTTTGTAGGCGGCCTCAATACGGGCGGCGGCCTCACCCACGGCGGTGGCGCAGTGCTGTAGGCCGGTTTGTTTCGTGTCGAGGCGCAGGTCGAGCAGGCTTTTCTCGCTGGTGTCGAGGATCTCGTCGCTCGTGCGCTGGAAGTTGCGGGCTTCGATCATTAGGTCGACGCCGATGCGGTGGATCTCACGCCGGCGCCAGTAGTCGCGCAGCTGGTCGGCCCAATGGCTTACGGTGCTGGCCGAGCATTCCGGGCGGGTGTATTCGGCGGTGATAAAGCCGGGGCCGCCTTCGATCCGCTCAAGCTCGCCGGTCTGGCGGAAGGTTTCGGTGAAGGTGAGCAGGTCGACGGGCTGACGGCGGGCGCTCAATGTTTTGAGCACTTGCCAGGCGGTGGCGTTGACCGGAGCAAAAAACCAGTCGTCGTGCACGAGCTCGAGGGC